GGGGGGGGCTGTTGATCTCTCTTATCCAAACTCAAAAACGAGGCGTGGTCGTGTACAAGAGGGCGGAACGATTTGCCCGACAATTACAGCGCAGAATACTGGTATCTGCCTTATAGAAAAAGCAGGTTATTCCCACAAATCCACTTGGCAGATAGAGTCAAGCGTGTTATTATATAGAGGAAATAGCTAAACAATATCGGAATGGCATGTAGCCATCCGTTTGGTTCTTTCAAAGGAATTAGCAAAATAATTTATTAAAGGAGTTCAGTTTATGGAAAAGCGAATGGTTTCTTATCCGTATCCGAATCAGAACATCGTTGGTAGCATTTTGGATGATGTGTTGCGTTCTGTCAGCGCTGCGAGTGTTCCCGCGAATCGTCCTACTGCTATGACGGCGGTTCACCAGCCGGCACAGATCATCTTTAATCCTCCTGCTACGATTGTGTATTGGAGAGACGGTACTAAGACGGTTGTGCGTTTCGATAACGACGAGTTCTCTGAGGAATTCGGTTTTGCAATGGCCTGTATGCGCAAGATCTTCGGTACTCGAAATGCGTTTAAGGCACAGTTCAAGAACGCATACCGTCCTTATCTGAAGAAGAAAAAGGAGAAGCATACCGATAGCTGTGAAATCAAGAATCCCGATGCTCCCATCTCTTTGGATAAGATGCTGCGTGATTTTGCTGGAGATGACAGCGTTGGTGTCGCTATTGGATTTAAGCCCAAGGAGTAATCCATATTTCGTATGTGTGGAGTGCGGTTGTGTGTTTCAAGAGCCAAAGCATTATATCGAAACGCATGGACTCGACACTCCACCATATGAGCATTTTACAGTCTGTCCTCATTGTGGTGGAGCGTTTGTAGAGGCACATCGCTGTGACTGTTGTGGTGAATTTATCACTGCTGATTATATCGTGGTTCAAGATGGAAAACGCTATTGCGAAGAGTGTTATTCTATTCGGAACATTGAGGATGACTTAGCTGCATAAATGGAGGTTTTAATTTGATTAGCGATAAACTGGGACAATCATTGAAAGATGAATTTCTTTCGATTTGTAAGAAAGATATTTGTCGAGACGGAATTGAAGAACTATTAGGCTGGGTAGAAGAAAGTGACTTCTTTTATGCCCCAGCAAGCACAAGATTCCACGGCAATTACAAATATGGTCTGTTAGAGCATTCTTTGAATGTTTACAAAGCCTTAAAGGAACTTGTTAAGCAACACGGCGATATTGAAGTATCCGATGAAACACTTGCAATTTCCACACTATTTCACGACATTTGTAAAGCAAACCTATATGTCGTAGGAAGCAAGAATGTTAAGGATGAGCAGACAGGTCAATGGCACAAGGAAGCAATTTATAAGCATGATGACCAGTTCCCTGTCGGTCATGGCGAAAAGTCTGTGATTATTTTGCTTCGACATATGGCTCTCACGGACGATGAAATTTATGCGATTCGCTTCCATATGGGCGGATTTGATTCCGCCGTTAAAGGCGGAGATGGAAGTATCAGCAAAGCTTATGAGCTTTGCCCGCTTGCGGTGTTACTCCATCTTGCAGATATGACCGCAAGTTATCTTATGGAGGATCATAATGCCTGATGAAGCAAATTTGAATCTGGTGCAGAAACTTGCAAAGATCCGAGAAATGGTGGAGGTTCTTCGCAAGAATAAATCCGGATTTAACTACAAGTATGTTACGGAAGATGAGATTCTGGCGCGTGTTGCTGCTGGTATGAAGAAATATGGTGTGTCGTTGCAGCCGAGCATTGTTCCTGGCACACTTTCTGTAACGCCTGTCAGTTATACAAAAACAAAGAATACAAAGTCTGGCGATCAGCTCAAAGAGGAAATCAACGAAACGCTTGTTCATGCAGAACTTACTTTTACTTGGGTGAACTGCGATGATGTAAATGATACTCTCGTTGTTCCGTGGGCATTGGTTGGACAGCAGGGCGACGCAAGCCAAGCTTTTGGTAGCGGCCTAACATATGCAAATCGTTATTTTATGCTGAAATTCTTCCAAATCGCAACACCAGACGATGATCCAGATAATTGGCGGAGCAAGAAGGAAGAGGCTGAACAGGAAGCTGAAATGGCTATTGTTCGTCCAATCATCACAAAGATTGATGATCATGTCAAAGCATATCTGAATGCAAACGAAAATGAAGCCAGTGCGAGAAAGGCGCTTATTGAGGTCGTTAAAAAGTATGTCAAAGATGGTAATAAGCCAACTGCCGACTATATGAACTACCTCACAGATCCTACGGTCGCAGGAGAGCTTCTTGAAGAGCTTCAAAAGCAATTTCCAATTGAGGCAAAGAAAAAGTCAGTAGCAAAGAAAGAAGGTAATGCGTAATGGGATTTCGTGAAGGTGCATTTGCTACGGTTTGGGAAATCACAAATCAGGGAGACAGCTTCTCTAAGGTAAGGGTATCTACAAGCCGTAAAGATAAGAAGACTGATGAATATGTGACGGACTTTAACGGATTCGTCAGTCTGATTGGTGAGGCAAACAAAAAGTTAGGTCTCATTGAGCGTTCTTTGGATGAAGATGGTCGGTGCAGAATCAGACTTGGCGCTTGCGATGTCTCTAATCGCTATGATAAGGACGCAGGCCGTGAGTTTGTAAACTATACGCTGTTCGATTTCGAGATGCCTGACGGCAGCGGATCTGACGCTGCAGAAGCCCCTAAGGAAAAGAAGACTCCAAAGGGCGGAAAAAAGCAGAAAGCAAAACCGTCTGCTCTAACCGAAGAAGAGTCTGATGAAGACGGGGATCTCCCGTTTTAAGTCGTTTCGATAAATGCGGTGATGCGCTATTCGATACGATTTAATCATCGAAGATATGACTTGGAGTTATTCAAGAGTAGCATCATTTGATGATTGCCCATATAAATGGTTTCTTTCCTATTTGTATCGGGATGAAAATGGACATCCACTGAAAAAGAAAAGCGGCTTTTTTGCAGAATTCGGAAGCTACATGCACATGATTTTGCAGATGTACTTGTGTGGGCTGCTGGAAAAAGAGCGATTGTCTACTTACTATGTAGCCCACTTCAAGGAAAATGTTTTTTCAAAAGCCCCAAACTCCAAGATCTATATGAACTACTTTCAGCAAGGCTTTCATTATCTTGATAACTTTTCATTTCCGTTAAGAACCATTGTTGGTGTCGAAGAAAAAGTTGATTTTATGTTTGCAGGCAGAATATTTACCGGATTCGTTGATCTCATTAGCGAAAACGGAAAGCTGGTTGTGACAGACCATAAATCAAGAACTTTGAAACCTCGCTCAAAGCGGTCAAAGCCAACAAAGCACGATGCGGAATTGGACGAATATCTACGCCAGCTATATGTTTATTCCGCAGCAATCAAAGAAAAATATGGTCGCTATCCAGATACATTAGAGTTTAATTGTTTCCGCTCTCAAACCATGATTCAAGAGCCGTTCGAGTTAAAAAGGCTTTATACAGTTGAGGATTGGGTGAGTAAAACAATAGATTCTATTGCCACCAACGATAAGTGGAACGCAAAACCAGATTATTGGAGGTGTAATTATCTATGTGATGTTTGTGATCATTGCGAATATAAAGGATTGATTTGATAGGGGTGATTCGCGCTGCAAATTGATCGTGATGTAATTCTTGAAGCGAAAGAAAAACTTGGCGATGAAAATGCAAGGATTATCGCTCAGGAATTGGATATTCAAGATTTCGATGAGCAGAATTTACGGTGCTGCTGCCCATTTCACCAAGAGGATCACGCATCGTTCATATATAACCGAAAAACCTTTTCATTCCATTGCTTTGGTGCGTGTGCAAGAAATTACGATATCCTTGATGTGTTTATTTACAAGGGTATGACCTACCTTCAGGCTTGCCAAAAGCTGTTTGAACTGGCTGGCATCAGATACAGCTTTGGCGAGCTTGGAGTCCACACTAAGCATCAATATAAGTATCCGAAAGAAATACCGATTGGAGATAAGTCGAAAATCTATGGATACTTCAAAAAGCGCCGTATTAGTCCGAGTACATTGGACTATGCAGATGTGCGACAGGATGAAGAAGGAAATATCGTTTGGAACTATTACGACACCAACGACGTTCTAACGATGGTTAAGTATCGCCCCTCTCGCAAGGTGCGTAAAGGCGAAAATAAATGTTGGTGTCAAAAAGGCGCTGATACTTGCAATCTGCTGTTCAATATGAACCGTGTAAATGTCAATTCTCCGCTGCTAATCTGCGAAGGAGAACCTGATTGCTTATCTGCTATTGAAGCTGGATTTAGTAATGCCGTTTCTGTTCCGCTTGGAAGCACAAACTTTCACTGGATTGAAGAAAATTGGGATTGGCTGGAGCAGTTTGATAACATCATTATCTGCTCCGATAATGACGAGGCCGGCTATAAGATGCAGAAAGAGGTTGTGTATCGGCTTGGAAGCTGGAGAACACGGGTTGTTGAAGTACCGCAGGTTTTTGAAACTGATGACGGTCGAAAATTTCCCGTAAACGATTTGAACGAAGCCCTTTATTATTTTGGTAAAGAGCGAGTGCTTGACTTAATCTTAAATGCTAAGGATAGCCCTGTTCCTGGCGTAATTGATTTCTCTGATATTCAGGATATTGATATCGACCAGATTGATGGTATTCGCACAGGGATTAAGACGCTTGATCGGTATTTGATGAAGATTTTCCTCGGTACATTAAATATCATCACTGGTATTAACGGTGCTGGTAAAAGCTCGTTCATCAATCAGCTCATCATTCAGTCGTTAGAAGAAGAGAAAAATGTCTTTTTGTTCTCTGGTGAGCTTCCTAATTTTCAAACTAAGAATTGGCTTAATTCCGTGATTGCAGGTCAACGATATATCGACGAAAAGCATTCAGGAGAAGCCGTTTATTATAAGGTTCGTCCAGAAGCAAAACGCTCCATTGATAACTTTTATCGTGGTCGGCTGCATATCTACGAAGATGGTCAGCCAAATACAAAAACTGCATTGATGACAACGATTGAAGATGCAGTTCGCAAGTATGGTGTAAAGCTTGTAATTCTGGATAACCTGACCGCAATCAACTTGGAATGCAGCGACGATAACAAATATAACAAGCAAAGTGAATTTGTTATGGAGCTTATTGCATTTGCAAAGAAGTTCAATGTTGCTATTGTGCTGGTTGTTCATCCTCATAAGATTGACACCATGCGCCGTCTTACAAAGATGGATGTCCAAGGTATTTCCGCAATCATTGATCTTGCTCACCGAATCATTAGTCTGTATCGCGTACAGGAAAAAGATAAAAAGGGTGAGCCAAAGCTAAATGGTAGCGGTTGGAAAGTACCGCCGATTAAAGATGATGTCCTTATTGACATTCTTAAAGATCGAATGCTTGGTTACGAAGGTCGTAGCGTTGGAGTGTTTTATGATACTCCATCCAGACGATTTTTCTTAAATGAAGAAGATCTTGATAGAAAGTATTCATGGGACACAAAGACGCACACAGGATCTTTGCCATATCCTCCGCCTCAAATGATTGATGAGGAAGAAGAGGTGTTTGGTTCAGTTAGTTAGGAGGTGTGAGCGATTTCAGATAAAAATTATACCGCATATCATGTGCATACTGAATTATCGCTGTTGGATAGCTGCACTAATTACAAGCTGTATGTCGATAAGGCTGTTGAGCTTGGACAGAAAGCTCTTGCTTTCACAGAGCATGGCAATATCTATCAGTGGGTAGAGAAAAAGATGTATTGCGATGCCAAAGGGATTAAGTATCTGCATGGCATTGAATGCTATCTTACGGAGACGCATGAGCCAAATCCTGAAACGGGATCAAAGGTTCGTGACAACTACCATACAATTCTGATTGCAAAAAACTATGCGGGCGTTCTTGAGTTGAATAAGCTTGTGAGCATTTCAACAACAGATTCTCACACCTACTACAAGCCACGAATTTCATTTGATGAATTTCTTGGGACTTCAAAAAACATCATCAAAATCAGCGCTTGTCTTGCTTCTCCGCTGAATAAGCTTCCGTTCTCTCATAAACGATATATGGAGCTGGCACGGCATTATGATTATTTTGAGATCCAGCCGCATGATTTCCAAGAACAAAAGGATTTCAATTTGCATCTTGCTCAGCTATCCAGAGAACTTGGCAAGCCGCTGATTGCCGGCACAGATACGCACAGTATTGATAAATACAAGGCTGAGTGCAGAAGCATTCTTCTTGCTGCAAAGCATATCGAATATAGCGACGAAGACAGTTTTGACCTGACTTATAAGAGCTATGATGAACTGGTTGAGATGTTCAGAAAGCAAAATGCTCTTCCAGAAAGTCTATATCTTGAGGCAATCGAAAACACAAATCGTATGGCTGATTCTGTCGAAAGCTTTGATCTGGACTTATCTTTTAAGTATCCAAAGCTTTATGGTAGTAGAGACAAGGAAGTATTTGTAGAGCGAATTAAGAGCGGTCTTGAAGCCAAGCTTTTATCTGGTGCTATTTCAAAAGAGCAGCTTCCAAACTTCAAATCGGCTATTGCTGAAGAATGCCGAGTATTTGACAAAATCGACATGTCTGGATTCATGCTGTTCATGTCGGAGCTTGTTACGTGGTGCAAGTCAAACGGTATTCCTGTTGGGTTCAATCGTGGCTCATGTGGCGGATCTCGTGTGGCCTACGTTACAGATATTACCGACTTAAATCCGGAGACATGGCATACGGTATTCTCTCGTTTCTGTAATGAAGATCGCAAGGAAATCGGTGATATTGATATTGATGTTTCTCCGTCTGACCGAGATCGAGTGTATGAGTACATTATCAATCGCTTTGGACAGGATAAAACCGCATTTATTCTTGCTGTTGGCACGATTAAGTCCAAGGGTTGCATTGATGAGATTTGCCGTGCGCTTGGTGTCAGGTGGAACAAAGAGCATCAGCACGATTTGAAAGACCTGAAAGCGGTACTTAAATCGCTGAAAGATCTAAATGTCGAAATTGTATTTGGTGATGCAAGAGATGGCAATGCGACATATTACTTTGATAAGGAAAATGGGAATCAACTTATTTTCCAGAGCAGATTGAGTAATACGCCGAGATCGGAGCTAATCAAGTATTATACCAAGGAGTACGACCGGCTAAAGGCAGAAAACGAACGGATTTTTGAAAAGAATCCGTGGACTGGAAAAATCAATAGCGTTATCAAGCAAGAGTTTGAAGCTGATCCGGAAGCAGCAAGAAAAAAGTATTCCGATGTGTTTTATTACTATGATGGTCTTCTCGATACTGCAATTTCTCAGTCAATGCACCCAGCGGGTATTGTAGCAAGTCCTATCACCCTGGCAGATCATTACGGCACATTTGAAGATGCAGATGGTCATGTGTTACTTCAGATTGATATGGAGTGTGTGCATGAAGTAAGCCTTGTTAAATACGATATTCTTGGTTTGAAAAATATTGAGATTATCAAGGATGCGTATGACTTAATTGGAATTCCCTATCCAAAGTCACATGAAATTAACTGGTCTGACGAAGCTGTATGGAAAGATATGCTTCGCTCGCCTGTCGGGGTATTCCAGTTTGAAGGAGATTTTGCACATTCCATGCTGAGACAGTATGTTCCTCACAGCATCTTTGATATGTCACTGATTACCGCAGCATTAAGACCGTCTGGTGCTTCCTATCGTGATGATTTGATGCAGCATAAGCCACACAAGAACCCGTCAGCAATTATCGACGATCTTCTGAAAGATAATAACGGATATCTGATTTATCAGGAGGATGTTATTAAGTTTTTGCAACAGATTTGCGGCTTTTCCGGTTCTGATGCAGATAACACGCGCCGCGCCATTGGGCGTAAGGATGAAGAGCGTTTGAAAAAAGCACTTCCTCAAATCCTTGAGGGATATTGTGAAAAGTCAACGCAGCCGCGCAACATCGCAGAGCAGGAAGCAAAAGAATTCTTGCAAATCATTGAAGACGCATCCAGCTATATGTTTGGATATAATCATTCGATTGGATATTGTATGATTGGCTATTTGTGTGCTTATCTCCGTTATTATTATCCGTTTGAATTCATCACTGCGTATTTGAACAATGCAAATAACGAAGATGATATTAAAAACGGAAGTGCGCTTGCTGAACTGTACGGGATTCAGATTGTTCCGCCGAGATTCGGTTTGTCGAAAGACAAGTATCTGTTTGATAAGAAGTCTCAGGTAATTGCTAAAGGCATTGAGTCTATCAAATACATGAACAGTGCTGTGGCGAATGAGTTGTATGAAATTTCTCAAAAGCATAAGCCAAATACTTTCATGGAACTGTTGTGTCTAATGGCGGTGGAAAGCTCGTTGGATACAAGGCAAAGAGATATCCTTATCAAGATTGACTACTTTAGAGACTTTGGTAATATTCCAGAGCTGAGTAGAATCGTAAGTTTCTTCTCGTTCTTCAAAAATGGCACGGCGAAACGAGTCCAAAAAGATAAGCTGAGCGAAGAGATGATTGAACTGGTTTCTCAGTATGGCACAGATAAAAACAAAGACGGCACATCTGGTAAGTCGTTTGTAATTACGGATATTGGCGGTTTACTTGTGGCCTGTGAGAAAGCCGTGAAATCACTTAATCTTCCCGATGTTGATTTGAAGAATAAAATTCAGACACAGCTTGAGCTTATGGGGTATATTGATCTGACAACAAAGAAACCAGAGGATCGTCGCAAGCTTCTAATTACGGATGTATTTCCTCTTGTAAGTAAAAAGGATAATAACATCTGGGGGTACGCAGTTCAAACAAGATCAATCGGTAGTGGTAAAGCTGCACGACTTACTATTCGTAGCTACCGATATAAAAAGAATCCTATTAAGAGATTCGATATTATTCAGGCAAAAGAGTTAGAAAAAAACAAGAGTGGGTATTGGTATTTGCTCGATTACGAACTAATTGCCTAAACAAGAAAGGACGTAACGAACATGTGTGGTAAACACTTGGCAAAACGCAAAGAAAATCGCGCATCGCTGGTTGTTGCGCTTGTGGTCTGTATCATTGTGGCTGCTATTGTAGCAGAAGTAATAAGCTATTCTCAGGATGCAAAAGCATGTGAGCTTTATGATTCGTACAGTTATCCAGTAACTACATCATGCGTAATTCCGTCGAAAGAAATCGTTGTAAACGATACGACAAAACTTGATGTCGAGGCCGAGAGCATTGATTATGTCGATACCGAATTTGTAAATCCGGTTGTAAGTGAACCAGAACCAGTAGTCGAACCAGAGCCGCCATATTCAGAGGAAGATCTTGATTTACTTGCGAGATTGATAACGGCAGAAATGGGAAGCGAATGGGTTCCGGATGAGGTTCAACTATATGTCGGCAGCGTACCACTCAACAGAATGAAGAGCGATGCTTTCCCAGGCGAGACATTATATGATGTGATTTACCAAGAAGGTCAATACTCACCAACTTGGACTGGTGCTATTAACAACACGCCAGATGAACGTACGATTGAAAATGCCAAGAAGCTTCTGACAAATGGTAGCGTTTTGCCAGAAAATGTTGTGTTCCAAGCAAATTTTAAGCAAGGCGATGGTGTTTACTACGAATACTATGATGAGATTCTTGGCACAACCACTTATTTTTGCTACTTAGGAAATAGTTAAACAATCGGAGGAATGAGACTTGAAGATTGTAAAACCAAATGCTGAACTTATGCTTGTCCCGTATAACGATGATCTTTTTGCACTAAAGCATTTAGAGTCAGTCGGAAGAACATGCTATAAGAGCGAAAACAATATTACCGATGATTCATGTATCAATTTCGTTTCCGGAATTATTAAGCGTGGACATGAAGCTGTTATTGAACACTATTCTTTCATCTATGAGCTGAACGATATAAGTTTAGATAGTCTTGAGTTTTTAATTAAAAACTTGTCAGATGAGGGGTTCAACAGTTTTCTTCGTATTACATATGATAAACGCCCAATTGTTTCTGGGAATGTGAGAGCGTGGAGAGAGCTTTTGAAATGGGCAACAGAGTTAGGATACTGCATTCCAGGATATATGAAGTCATTTGTGTATGCTTATCCTTTGTTTTTTCCAGAATATCAAAACGCATTGTTCTCAACAGAGGTAGATGAGGATTATGTGTTTACACCATTGAGTGTAGCAAACTTGCATGGCGATGTTGAATTGCTGACGCATGTTGACATCACAGCTCGTCTTACAAACGACCGTGGCGTGTCTCATGAGGAAGTCCGCCATCGTCCAGCGAGTTTTGCACAGGAAAGTACACGATACTGCAATTACTCTAAGGACAAATTTGATAGTGCGATTTCCTATATTGATCTTCTGGGTGGCATGGAACTCGATAGCAAGACCAAAAGTATGTCTGCGAATGAAAAGTCCGCAATTTATGATGAGTGGG